GTTAGAAATATGCGTTCTTAATAACTTTTTTTAAGTTTTTTGACTCTTTTTCTCCAAGTTGAAAACTATGAATTATTCTTCGTCATTATCAATTGTGTGAGCATTCCACTTATTCTTGAGAATCTTCTTAACTTGGTTTTCTCCATCCATCATTTCATTCTGGAGAGCCATACCTTCTCTTGAAGATTCACTGAATATTTCAATCTGACCACAACCAGCATTCATTTTGCTTGGGAATGTCAAACCATCTGGACCAAATCGATTTTTGATGATATGAAATCGTGCAGTGTTGTTAACTTTATCGGTAACTTTACGACTTAGTGACATAACAAAGTCAGCGGTCATAATCTTACGATAACTATCAGCAATGTTATTAGCCTGAATAATATCTTCATCCATTGCGGCACGATTACTTTGTGAAGCACTCCAAATAGGAACTTGTAGTTCGCCCGCAATACTACGAAGTTCTTCATAGATACCACCGGCCTCTTGATAACTGTTACTATTACGTTCACTATTAATTGGTCGAAGAATATCGGCATAATCCACAATAATCATATCAATCTTGGTTCCTAAAGTATGAATACGTTCACAATGACTCTTCAAGCTATGAGCCGAAACAGTTTTGATAGGAAAATACTTAATCTTCAACTTACCAGGCACTTGTGATATCTTCTCTTTAACAACAGATACATTGTTACGAATATTCTGGAAGTCAATACCAGTGAAACATGAGTCATAACGAAGGCCCACATAGTTTTCATTCAACTCCAATGTGAAATGAAGAACGTTTTTGCCTTGCTTCATTGCTTCGGCACCAAGTTTGGTCAATACCCAACTCTTACCACTACCCGCACAAGCAGTAATAATACCAAGTTCGCCAGGTCCAAGACCACCATCCATCAATCCGTCAATTGTTTCCCAATTTGTCTTGATTGAATTACGAGCCATTACCGTCATTCGCTTTTCAACGTCTTCCTCATAGGATTGACCAAGATTGCGTTCCATACCCGCTTTGAGAGCTTCATCAATTTTACTCTTGATTCGTTCATACTCACCGGTCACCAAAAGGTCAACTGCTTCATTGATCGCATTCTTCAATCTTTGATTCTTACAAAATTCAAGAAACTGTTCCTTGATGAACGTCAAGTCACCATCGTTCATCTTTTGATAAACGACCTTGAGGTTGTTGACGATACTTGCCTTGAGAGCTTCATTGGAAACGGTTTCAAGTCTCACCTTGAATACGTTGAGTGAAGGAAGATCCCGATACTCATTGAAATAGGTGATACTTTCCTTGACAATCCATCGATGCGCTTCATTCTCAAAAAATTCTTCTTCTACAATGTCTGCCAATCGTTCAATGAATGGACGATCAGAAACCAGTCCAGAGATGCATTTGATTTGGAAATCACTTCCAAATTTCTTTAGGTTGTCGATAATTACTTTTTCACTCATGTTTTACTTTCTATTTGATAGGACGATGCTACACCACGTGCGTAGCATGTTCAACTTGTTATACTGGTTAGATTACGAAACTGTTGACCTTGCCCCAAGTCTCATTCAACCATACCATGTAGTTTGGTAGATTATTCCACATTTTATCTTCATTGATCAACTTACTGAACGTCAGTTTGTTTATTTGGGGCACTGACTTATTGATGATTTCTTCGATGCGTAGTTGTGTGAAAGACTGAATTTGTGTATCTTTCAACTGCATCAACTCAAAGTTTCTTTCGAGTGTCAATTTCTCACTCAAAACTTTGTCATAAATTTTATACTTACTCTTGTTATTTTCCGCGTAATTGTAGATTTCTTGTAGAGAACTTTTACGTTCATCAGCCAAGAATGGAAAACACTTGATAATGGTTTTTAGACCAGCACCATGGATACCTGGAATATTGTCACTATCATCACCTTCCATAGATCTATAAAAGATAAAGTTGTTGCAGGTAATACCATATTCATCTACAATTTCTTTACACCCATAAATCTTCTTTTTGGTAGGGCTCCATATCTTAATTTTGTCACTAGCCAATTGTAGAAAATCTTTATCTGCGGACATGATGGTAACATTGCTGTTCTTGAATGTTTGTTCTGCCAAATAAGCAATAGTATCATCTGCTTCAATGTTATCAATTGCCATCACAGTAATTGGTAACACATCCAAATAATTGATAAGCCTCAACAATTCCATCTTGAGGTTCTTTTGTTCAATATCACTATTGGACATATCTTCGTAGGTTCTATTGAACTTGATACGAGTCTTACGTCTCTTCTTATATTCTGGATAGATTTTACGACGCTTTTGACTACCACCATTACCGTCGAATACAACAATGACACGGGTAGGATTTAATAGTTTAATGGCATACCCAACACTCTTCAAGAATCCAGCAATGCCACCCGTGTGCATTCCATCATCATTCATAGATGGAACCGCCATAAATGATCTAATAAATGTATTTAGACCATCCACAATAAGAATGTCAGAGTTAGTGGTTTTTTGAATGCCACTAACCCTAACATCCTCCTTTATGTTCTCAAACAAAGAGAACAACTTTTTCTTCTCACTAGAAGTGAATCCACTCATGATTATTTACTTATACTTCACTGCCAACTTCTTCTTCATCAGTTGCCACTTCCGCATCTTCAACAATCTTGCTGTTAGGATCTTTATATTTCATAACTACTGCGTCACTAATCTTAAGGTATACTTCCTCCTTGAGCTTTATGTCAGTTTGCAGTGTAGCAATGAAATCCTTGGATTGGAACTTCCATTCGGTGCCATCAGACTTTTGATAAGTATAATATGCACCGCCTTGTTTGATTAGATTATTTTCCTTGAGAACTTTAATCCAACTGCTATAGTCAGCAATTCCGCTATCGAAGTAAATATCGAAATTAGCTGTTCTCTGTGGCGGACCCATTCGGTTCTTAACCACAACTGCCTTACACTCATTACCGATGATATCTTCACCCTTCTTGAGTTTGCCGGTGTTATTAAGACGAACACGAACGCTACAATGATAAGCGAGAGCTTTGCCACCACTTACTACATACTTGTCACCAAATGCCATAGCATTTAAATTCTGACGTAGTTGATTGGTAAACACAGTAAGAACTTTTTGTTTTCCAATCATGTTGGTAATTTTTCTCATAGCCTTACTGATAATGATACTCTTGCCAGTTGCATAACCATCCTTACCATGATCACTCTCTAACTCTGCCTTTGTAGAAGCAGCAGCTACAGAATCAACGATGATTGTAAGAATACGATCCTTGTTGGACTTTCTTACAATTGCAATCATCTTCTCCATCTGTTCAAAAATGTCCTCGACGGTTTCACATTGAACATACAAAAGTTTAGATAGATTGACACCAAGGCTTTTCCAGAACTCGGGGGCAGCAGCATTTTCAGTATCAATGATAACTGCTACGCCGCCTTTACGTTGAGTATCGGCGACGACATGCGCACTGACAAGACTCTTACCAGTGCCTTCTAGGCCGTTGAATTCTACCATTTTACCAACTGGCAATCCTCCGTGAGGACGATTACTAATTGCTAAATCCAAAATAGATGAACCCGTGCTGATCCAATCGGTGACATCAGCTGGATTATCTTGTTCATCCAACTTATACGCGATCTTTCCACCATCCTTGTTGGCTTTGTTAAGCTCTGTTTGGAGTAAATCGATTAGATCGTCTCTGTTGGATTCTTGTCCGCTATTTGATTTTTTTGCCATACGTGTATAACTAGAAAGCCAGTGAAGTATAAAAAACTCCACTGGCTTAATTTAATGTTTTAGGAGTTGAACAAATCGTCAAATGCCTTTTCCACATCATTTGATCCACCAGCTGCCTTCTTTGCAGTTGGTGATACAAAAGCAGCCTTCTTAACTTCTGCCTTTGGTGTCTGTGTGATTTGGGAAGCCTTGACGAACTGTTCGCGAGCCGGTGAAACAACAGACTTAACTGCTGCTGGCTTTGCTAACACAGGTGTTGCAACTGCTTCAGACGGTTCAGTGTCATCTTCAGCAACAAAAGAAGTTGATTCGGTTTCAGCCGCTGGCTCTGGATTCAACCACTTATCCATAACATCCTTGAGTTCGTCATAAGACAACTCTGGGAACAAGTCGAGAATGTTAATCTGATTCTTGAGCGACTCAATCAGTTGAGGGTTCTTAGGGTCAACAGCAGGTGTAACGTTGGGTTTCACACGAACTGTGGTCTCTGGAAAACTCTTGCCAGTCTCCTCGACGGTCTTGAATTCAATAGTAATGTCACGACCATTTGCTGGATCGGTAATATCTCCATATTCAGGATCAAGACACACAGAAACAATCTCTTGATAAACAGTCTTACCGAATCCCCAGAACTTCACACCTTCACTCTCTTGACCACGAACTATCACTGGAGCAAATGTGCGCATCTTGGGTTCCATCTTACGTCCCATCTGCCAATCTTCCTTGGAACCAGTCCTCTTCAAACGATTAGCAAACTCCACAATAGGATCTGGACGACCAAAACTATCAGGCGATAGATAGGTCTTACCATTGATATTATAGTGGAACTTAAGTTCAATAAATGGATTCTCGGGATTGAACTTGTAAGGGACGATACGAACAACTTGTTTACCGGGGTTTGGCTTCCAGAGATAGTCATTCTTCTTGTTGCCGGATCCTTGGCTTGAAAGGGAGTTCAAGCGACTCTTTAACTGCGATATATTTAATGCCATAATTAGTTTAATTGTTTAATTAGTTAATAGATTAATT